GGGCGGCAATCAAGGTGGACGTGGAACAGTTCGTGAAGAAATTGCTTATGGTTTTGATATGAACGGTTTAGAAAATAGCGTCCGTGGTGTTCAGCAAGGTATTTGTGATGGTTTCTATGCCATGAATACTGGTATGTTAAATGGATTTAGTAACATTCAAAATACTCTATGTCAAGGTTTCTCTGGTATCAATCAAGGTACAGCTCAGTAGACATTTGATTTATCTACTCAGTTACATGGTATGGCAGCTGATAATGCGGCTTGTTGCTGCGAAACTCAGCGCGCTATTGAAAGAGGATTTGCTGAAACCAACTATAACATGGCAACTCAAGCTTGCGATACTCGTAGAGCAATTGCTGATAGCACTCGTGATATTATTGACAGTAATAACGCAGGTGTTCGTTCTATTTTAGATTTCTTAACTCAGGATAAGATTGCTACTCTTACCGCAGAAAATCAGAGTCTAAAATTCGCAGCTTCTCAGGCAGCTCAGAACGCTTTCATTGCAGCTAATCAGGAAGCTCAAACCGCAGAACTTATTCGCAGACTTGATACCCCATGTCCTATTCCCGCTTATGTAGTTCCTAATCCTAATTGTTGCTATCCATCTTATGGATATGGGTATGGCAACACTGGATGCTGCGGTGGTTAATTAACAAAGGAGGTAAAAAATCTGTATGGAAATTATTGCTAATGCTTTATAGACAGTTCCAGCAAATCAGACTGTTTATTTCACAGATACCGCCGTATGCGGTGGCCCATCTATGACTCATAGAGCTGGTAGTGGTTTAATTACTCTTAGAGGAATTACTAATCAATGTAGAGCAAGATTCCGCATCACTTTTGGAGCAAATATTGCTGTTCCAACAGGAGAAACAGTTGGACCAATTTCATTGGCTATTGCGATAGAGGGTGAACCTCTTCAAGCTACTATAATGATTGAAACACCAGCGGCTGTTGAAGAGTTCTCAAATGTTTCAAGAACTACCTTTATTGATGTTCCTCGTGGATGTTGTGTAAGTGTAAGTGTAAGAAATGTAAGTGATATTCCAGTAAATGTACAAAACGCAAACTTAATTGTTGAACGTGTTGCTTAATGAAAGGAGGTCTTATAAATGGAGAAAAGATTAGAACATATGAAAGAATCTTTAATGGCTTGCGTTGAAAGTCAATTAACTCATTTAGATACAGTTGATACTAAAGAATTAGGTGAAGCCATTGATATGATTAAAGACCTTGAAGAAGCAATCTATTATTGTACTATTACAAAAGCAATGAAGGAACAGGATAAAGGAGAAAAAGAATCTCATAAATATTATCCAGTAATGTATAATAGAGATATGGATAGAGATATGGGAAAAATGTATTATGAAAACCCAAATTATATGGGTGGTAATGATACAAAACGTCAATATTCATCTGGAAATGGAGGAGGCAACTCCTCCTCCATGAGTAATTCTTCTGGAAGCGGAGGAGGTAATTCATCCTCTGGAAATACTGGTTCAAAACAATATAGTGAAACAGAATATAATTTAATGCGCGACCAGCGTGAAGGACGTAGTCCTCAGTCGCGCCGCATGTATATGGAATCAAAAGAAATGCATTCAGATAAAGCAACTCAAATGCGTGAATTAGAAACTTATATGCAAGAGTTAACTCAAGATGTAGTTGAAATGGTTGAAGGTGCAACTGTTGAAGAAAAGCAGTATTTAAGTAAACGAGTAGCAGCTCTTGCAAACAAATTGGCTCAATTAAATGATTAACATTAATGGTGAACAATGGAGAGTGTTTTTAACCTCTCCATTTCACCCTGCTTTAAAACGCAGTGATGGTGCTTATACTCTAGGATGCTGTGATGATGTAACAAAAACAATTTATATAAGTAATGATGTAAGTGATAAATATTTAAAAAAAGTTTTATGCCACGAACTCACTCACGCCGCAATGTTTAGCTACAACGTAGATTTGACTTATGAGCAAGAGGAAGTTCTCGCTGATATTATAGCAACATATGGATAGGAAATTATTCATATGGCAAATCTTCTCTTTAAGAGGTTAAAAGATGAAAGAGAAGAAGAAAGAAAAAATGGGAGTATCTAATAATTTAGATACTCCCATTTTTTTTGTTATATATTACAATCTCGTACTTCTAACTTCATCGCACTTTCATAATAATTTTTAGCTTGACCATTGCCGCCCAAAGAAGTATATAATTTATAAAATTCAGTTAATTGGTCATACTAGTCGGGAGTCATAAATCCTTGTCTAATAAATCCTTTGCATAATTGAACTAAACGGAAACGATAAGAAGAAATAATTAAATTCATGTGATTCTTTTCTACTTGACCCACATTATAGATATAAGACCTTAATTCTTCAAGCTCCTATTGAATTGGTTCAATTTTACTGTCAATTGTTTCATTCAATTTGTCAGTCTCTTGGTCTGCTAAAAGCTTTTTATAATTTTTCATTTGACTATGCATATATTTACAAAAAGCTAAAGCACCAGCAGAAATTAAACCAAAAATAATTTCAATGAAATGTTCAGTTAAAAAAGCTAACATTATAACAAATCCCCTTTCTTAAAATTTTTTCTCACACTATATCAATTTTAAGTAAGGGGATTTTATTTATTCAGACCAATCAAATGATTTTGCCTAAGAGTTTAGATACCAGTGACCAATACATATTGCGTCACTTTCATCTTCTGTAGCTTGTTTATTATAAAGCGTTTTTATTAATAACTAAGCTTCTTTTTTCTACTCTGGACGAGTTCTACTTTTTATACCGATTTTACTTTTCCATACTGTAGCTAATACAGCTTCAACTGGTATATCTAATTCTACAATCAATTCATAAATAACACCAAATACTTCTGCTAATGTTTTAAAGGTTTGAACATTTCCTGTTACATTAGATTGAAGTTGTATATCTTCCATTATAACTTTATTAATAGAATAAGTATCAATTAATTGATGAACATTTTTTCTAATATTAAGCAATCTATCTCCTAAATCGGATTGATTACAAGTAAAATGTCCATAATCAATTAATTGATTATCTTCAAATATAGCATATCCAGTTATTTTAGAAGACTAATCTAAAGATAAGATTCTGCTCATACTGATTCAAAAACATCTGCTTTTAATCCAAGAGAATTAAAAACATCAAGTAATTTTTCATCAATTTTAATTTCGTTATTTAAATTAATTGATTGTAAAGAAGTAGAACCAAATCCGCCTGTTCGTAAGCCAATAGCTACATCATCTTCAATGGTATAATAAGGTTTAATAATTCCTTGACCAATAATATCTCCTCGTTTTAATTGAATATCAAATGGAGATAAATTAATTAATTGAAAGAAAATTTCACCTTCATTATCAGGATTATTATAATAATCAGCGTCAATAATACCAACTCCATTAGCAAGAATAAGCCAATATTTTAAAGGAGTAGAAGACCGCACGCTTAATTCAAGATAAGTATTTGGAAGTAATTCACATTTCATTCCAGTAGAAACTAAAGAAGGTTTAATTTTTGATGCTTTAGTAACAGCGGCAACATCTTCAAGAGTATAAGGTTTACTCATCTTTTGCGCAAGCTCATATTCAGCCTTCTTCTTTTCTTCTGAGTCAATTACATTCTAATGTAATTGGAATAGTTCATATCTACCAAGCCAATTCAATTCTTCAGAACAAGATGGAATTATAATATCTTCAGCTACAACAAAATCATATCCAGCGCTCTGTTCTGTTTTTCTAATTGGTAAAGGTAAATCAATATCATTAAATCTACTTACTTTTTCAAATTTCATTATTCTACCTCATAATTAATATTAACAAAACTTATCGGGTCTTTTTCATCATTGAAATGTTTGTTTAAAGTAACTTTATACCAACTATCAATAACTGCACCTTTAGATTTTCTTTCTTTAAATTCACTAGAATATTTTGCTAATGAAAATTCAGTAGCATTCTTAGCTTCATCAATAATTTCTTTTACTTCATTTTCATTATCTACTCTATATACTTCAATTGTACTTACAAGATATTTTGACATTTTAATTTACCTCAATATTAATTTTTTTAGTATTATAATTTTTTACATTATACATTTGAATATCTTCAATAAAACCTTCAAGATATCCTTCATTACCATATAGGTGAATATTGTATATATCATATGTATAACAACTACTAACAATTACTTCTGCTAAATTATCAATAGTTGTTGAAGCTATTTCTCGCTTACCATTATCATCATAAATAAATATATACTAATCAGTATTAAATAAATTAACTGAACTAACAATATAACTCATTTTATCCTCCATATGAAACCATTAAACCTTCACAATCAAATAAGCACATACATAAATTTTCATCTTCATTTGTCCGCACCCAAATTTCAATTGTATCAGAAGCTTCCATATAATCAACAGTAATAATCTTACCAATATCTAAAGCGCAAGTAAGAACTGCTTTTCCTTTATTTTCAAAATCCGATTCGTTTGCTTTTGGATAGAAAATAGTATAATAAGAAATTTCTTTACATAAAAGCATTAAATTTGAATAATTTTTCATTTTATCATTAATTAATTCAATATAAGGGTCTATATTATCTGCTATTGGAAGCTATGAAACAATAGATTTATTTAAATCATATAGATTCATAGAAATATTTCCATAATCTTTAGATTCTTTTTTTAAATTACACTTCATTATTTATCTCCTTTTTTATTTTATATAATAATTATATCATATTTTTTTATTTTTGTCAAGATAAATAATACGTTGATTGCGGCTTCCTCTCATAGGAAGTGTAATGTCTCTTTCAGCTTCAATATAAGGTCCATCAATTAAACAAGTAATTAATTCTAAAATTTCTTTTATATTTGGATTATGAGGTAAATCATCGTAAGTATACCCTGTCCATAAATAAATTTCTGTATCTGGTAATTTTTCTTTAACAGTTTTTATTACCAATAAAGTCAAAAAAGTATTTTCAGGACATAAAGGTTCTCCACCCAAAATACTTAAAGAACGCTTAATACCATTAGCTTGAAGAGCTTCAATTATTTCATTAATTACATCAGTAGTAAATTCTAGTCCTCCGTCATAATCCCAAGTTTCGGGATTATGACAGCCAAGACAATGATGCGGACATCCTTGAGTATAGAAAGAAACTGATACACCAGTTGCCGCAGAAAAATCATTTTTAATTAAACCTGCATATCGCATTATTCTTCCTCCTCTAAGTCTAAATCATGAACATCATCTGGATTAGCTACTTCGTAATAAAATATACATCTACAACTGGGATGATATGGTGGGAGATTAACATCTTCATCTGGCGGATATTCTCCGCCTTCACACATATCACATCCACTTTCAATTACTAATAAAGTAGCATTAATAGGTCTTTTATTTTTCTTTACTGCATTTTCTACATTTTTAGTTTCTGTATTTAAAATTCTTTCAAATTTATAAACTAAATTATCTCTTATTTCTTTATAAGTTTTTTCTTTTAAAATATCTTGTCTTGTCTCTTCCCAAATTAAAGACAATCTATCTTGAATTGTTTTTCCATCTTCTTTATAAGTTAAATCAAAGATATTTTTGATATTAAATTCTTCTACTTCTTCATATAATTTTTCTATATATTTACTTGTAATAAGATATGTTTCAGTTAATGATTCATAAAATAAATCTTCAATTTTTTTATATGCTTTATCCCAAAGTTTAATATTAAAATTATTTGAATATTCTCTGACAGCTTTTAAAGATTTATTTATAATTTTTTCAAAATATTTATCTTTAGATTCGTCAATTAAATCTTCTAATTTAAGTATTTCTTTTCTGATACTCATAACAATTATCCATGTTTAACCCTTCGCTCTACCTCATCTTGTTTACCAAGGTTAAAAGCAGTTTTATAATTACCAGTTAAATAACCAGTAACTCTACGCAATTGTTGAATTTCTTTACTTCCGCATTCTGGACATTCATCATTAAATTCATCAGTATATCCGCATTTAAGACAAGTATCATTTGGAACATTTACTGCGAAATAAGGAATATCTTTATCCATAGCATAATTTACTAAAATTTCTAATGCCTCAAGATTATTTTTAATTCCACTATCCAATTCAACATAAGTAATACATCCAGCAGAAGAATAACAGGTTAATTGAGATTCAATATCAATTTTTTCAAATGGAGACATCTCTATCCACACAGGTACATGCATAGAATTAGTAAAGAATTCTTTATCGGAAACATTCTCAATTACACCATATTTATCTTTAAATTTCTTTAAAGCAGTATGACATAGGTTTTCCGCAGGTGAATAATAAACACCAAAATTTAATTTATATTCATTTTTAAATTGAGCACAACGAGTTTTAAACAATTCTTCAATTCGTTTTGCTAATTCCATTCCTTCTGGAGTAGTATGATTTTTTCCAATAAGAATTTGAAGCGTTTCAGCAAGACCTAATTGTCCAAGAGCAAGGGTACCATGCTTAAGAGCGGAACGTATTCCTTCTTCTGGAATATATCCTGCCATAAGTCCATTTTCATACATAAACTTAGCAGAATCAGGAGATTGACTACAAATCCATTCAAATCTTTCAATAAGCATATCTTTAGCATCATATATTGCTTTATCAAGAATTTCCATAAAAATATCTACAAGTTCAGTAGTATATTTATATTTATCTGTAAATTGATTTTCCCACTCTTCTTTTGCTTCCATGGCTAATGTAGGAAGAATAATTGTTACAGGACAAATATTACCTCTACCATCTTTGAGTTGACCAAAACCATTAATATCCCAACCATTTGCTGTGCGGCATCCCATCGTTGAGAAATAAGTTCTTGGGTCATTAATATCATATCCAGCATTACCAGACCAATCAACATTTGCGTAATTGGGATATAGTCTTTGAGCGGTTGATTTTAAAGCCAATTGGAATAAATCATAATTGGGGTCTCCAGGTTTACGATTTACACCTTTCATACATTGAAAGATTCCACAAGGGAAAATAGATGTTTTATGTAAAGCTCCAATACCTTCAATGGATACTTCAAGCAAAGCTTTAGTCACCATTCTACCTTCTGGTAAAGTACAAGTACCATAATTAATAGAAGTAAATGGCAACTGATTGCCTGAACGAGATTGAAGTGTATTAAGATTATGATACATTCCTTCTACGGCTTGATGTGTTTCTTTTTTTGTTTCAAATAGAGCTGCTTGACTTAAATATTTATCAAGATTAACAATATTACTAAAAGTGAAATCTTCATATTTAAGATTAAATTCTTTTAAATATTTTTCTTTATGATTTTCAACCCAATTATCTAATTCTTCATTTGGCATATCCAAAAGAGACAGAGCTAAAAATTCGTCAGTATGTTTTACATATTCTAATACATAATGTTTAAAAAATGATTTGCGTATATAAGGCACCATGGTCCAGTCAATATGTGTCGCAGAAACACCACCAAATTGTTGTAAACTTTGTAATTGGAAAATAACCGCTACAAGCTGAAATGCTGTATTTACAGAACCTGCGGGACGCACATCTGTTTGTCTGGTATTAAATCCTTTAGCAAGCAAATCATCAAAAGGAATAGATAAGCAATTATGTGAACCAACATAATAACTATTTAAGTCATGAATATAAATACGATTATTTAAATGATTTTCTCTTGCTTTTGGTGATACAATAAAATCTAATGCTAATTGTTTCGTGACCACATCTCCAGCTTCACCTGTGCGGCCTCCAAAAGATGCTTCATCTACATTAGCATTTTGGTTTTGGATATTTGTAGCATTTAATTTTTCTTTAACTGCGTCAATAAAATCATTTTCATAATGTCTAGCAACTTCTTTTTTATATCTATAACGAATATATTCTCTTGCTACATCACTGCGTTCAGAACGCATTAAATATTCTTCAACTTTATCTTGAACTTTTTCAACAGTAAATGGTTTATCTGAATTATGTACAGCATCTTTATAAATAGCTTCCGCTATATCAGCAGCTGTATCTGTTTCATAAAGTTTTCCATCAACTTCAAGAAAAGCTTTATTTATTGCGGTAATAATTTTACCTTTATTAAAAGGAACAAGTGTTCCATCTCTTTTATAAATTTGTACCATTAATAAATCCTCCGAAAATATTAATTTGGGGCGACCCTATTATATTTAATAGTTGTTTTTTTATGGTTAATTACTTCTGCCCAATGATGCTTAAAATTGTCTTTACGTTCTTCATTAAGTCTAATGTATTATCATTTTGTAATTCAATATATTCAAAAGGTAAATCTGAAAAATCTTTTTTATCAGTTCCATAACGTCTAACAATTTCATCAACATTTGGTTCATCTTCTCTATTTAATTGTCTTAAAAGTCTTTGTTTATCAGAAGCTTTTATATAAAAAATAGTTACATCAATTTGAGGGTCTGATAGTAAAAATTCAACACGAGATGGGTCAAATACTCCTATATTTATAACATCTGAACGTAAACATTCATAATCAGTTCCATAAAACCAATCATTAAAAGTTGCCATTTCTACTAATTCATTATTAATAGCTTTTTGCGCAAATTGCTCTGGTGTTATAAAATAGTAATTAATACCTTCAATTTCATTATCTCTACGAGGACGTGTAGTATAACTAATAATAGAATGAACATCATTAGTATTTTCTAAAATCATTCTTAATAATGTATCTTTACCAGAACCAGATTGCCCAATTAAAGCAATTATTTTATACTTCTTCATTTATGTCAATAGCCTCATCTTCATATTCATATTTTAATTGATTAGGTAATTCATTACGATAAAAAGTATATTTCCTTTTACAGGTAGGACAAAAATAAACATACTGTTCAGGATAAGTACATAAAACTTTACCAGTACTTTTTATTTCTTCATTACAATCTTCACAATAAAAGCTATCTATATAGATAGCTTTTACATATCGTCTTTTAATTTTCATCTTCTTCAATTCCTCCTTGATAACGTTCCGAAGTTAATTTTAAATCAGTTTTATTTACAATTTCTTCAATTTTATACAACTGATGACCTGGCGTACTATTGTATTTTTTAACAATAAAATTATCTCCAGAACGAATACCCATAACCGCAATCATATTACCACGATTAAACCAAGATTTTTCTACAATCTTTTTAGTTCCATCAGGATTTTTGATAGAAATTTGTTTATCAAATAAAGAAAAATATTCTTTTCTAAATTTAACTTCTACAACTCCATGAGTTGTTAATAACGTTACTGTGCTTTTAACCTTATTTTTTGCTATACAGGTTCCGCAAATTTTATGAAGTTTAAACATATGAATTTCTTTTCCTCCACGAGCAAACACTTGGTCTACTATTGGTTCTTCTGGCAAAGCAAAGAAATCAACAAATCCATATTTATTATGATTTACATCAATTAATTCATGTTCGTGATAATAAAAACATAAAACTTCCATCTCCCAAGCAGAAATTGTACCTGAAGCATATTTCTCCCAATCTTCAAGAAAAACAGCATCATTTATTTTTACTAAGATTTCATCTTTATTTTCATTAATCCATGTTCTAAAAATATCCATCCAATTTTGATAAATTTTTTCCCATTGCTTAATATTCATAAAGAAAATTGTATCTTTTGTTATAATCAAATTATCACAATGTACTTCAATAAGAAAATTAATAGCTCTTTCATCTAATTTATATAATTCATTATTAAATTTACAAATTGCTTTTAAATAACGATTAAATTCATATACTCTTCTTGCTAAAATTTGTTCTTCAGTTTCAGATGGAAGTAGATTATATTTAATTAATCCACCCATATTTTGTAGAGTAATTCTTTTTTTTCTATCGCAAGTTTCCCAAATATACCAAGCCATACAAGTTTTACGTTCCATCATATCATCAAAAGCTCCACCCTTAATCAATGAAATCATAGCTTGCTTGCCTGGATTTACTTTATTCAAAAAATCTCGCGGAGATACATAAGGTCTATGTTCAATGATAGATGCTACGACATCATCACCAACATTTAATAATCCTTTTAAACCAAAAAGAATTCTATTGTTCTCAGCATCTGGCGCAAAGCCATATTTAGATTTATTAATATTTGCTAAACTAACTTTAATACCAGCAGCTTGAATATCACCAATAGCTTTCGCAATTTTACCATAATCAGTACTTGCGCCAGCTTCTTCATCAGTTGCGCCACTATTAACAATTAAACAAGCTGTATTCCAATAGATAGGATTAAATTTAGTTGCCAATAAAATTGTTTGAATACCAACAAATGAATAAGGTAATGAATGATTTAAACTAAAAGCATATCCAAGTTGTGGAGCGACCGCAACTTCCCAGACATAATCTGCTATATTAGAATTTCCAATTTTTTCATACACTTGCGCTTTTAATTCCGGAATTTTTGACATCTGTTTTTTTGCTACTATTTTACGAGCAGCGTTTGCTTCACCTAAAGTAAAATTAGCAACCTCCATCAAAATTTCCATCATTTGCTCTTGGATAGGACAGCAACCATAATATTTATCACAATGTTTATGCATTAACTCAATCATTTTTTCAGGCAAATGATTAAATTTCATTTCTTTATCAAAAATATTAATTCCTGATTTTTGAATGCGAGCATATCTATCTTGCTGACTTTCTTTACCTTTTTCAGACATAAGTCTCATCATAGCATTTGCGGCAGTCATCTCTAAAGGATTTTGTGGTTTAAGTTTTTTCGCAATTGCTAATCCAACACCACCACTAAACTGAAATACATCCAATATATCACCTGCGGCTAAATGATTCCAAATATAATTTTCAGATGTGTCAATTATTTCTGGATGAATATATTTATTATAAGTTTCTCTTAAACCAATATTTTCAATTAAATTATCCTCATGTAACATTTCAAAACATTTAATAATTTTATCAGAAACTTCAGTTACAAGAAAATCATATTTAGTATCACCTGCTGCTTCCGCCGCATGTAAGTCAAAACAAGTAATTAAATCTCCATTTGGTGCTCTCATAAAAGATGCTGTATCAAATGGATTTTTATCATAAAGAATTACACCAGAAGCATGAATGCCACGTTTATTTACTAATCCCTCTATTGAAATGATAATATCAACCAATCCAGGATATTGATTAACTTCTTTTATAAAAGTTGTAACTGGTTTTCTATCTTTTTCTTCATCACCATATAATACTTCTGAAATAGACCATAAAAATCCACGTTCTTGAGGAATTAATGATGACATATATTGCGCTACATCTACATCTATTCCTTCTGGATATTCTTCACTTCTATAACCACGACAAGCTGTAAGAACAGCTGATTTAGTTCCTTCAGTTCCAAAAGTTGCTACCTGAACCAAACCAAATTCTCCACGTTCTTTACGAATTGCTTCAAAAATCGCTGGTCTTTTACTTGGAGCCAGGTCTATATCAATATCCGTTTATTGGACTATATTTTTCATAATGACTTACTAAGAGCATTTTACTTCAGTCATTACTAGAACATCTTTCAGACGGTGCTTATCTCCGCCTTACATAAATAGTCTCTACACATTTAATCTTATTTTTCTATTTGTTTCCAATAATAGCCTTTATATAAAGTTCCATTTTTAATCGCTTTATCTAATTGAGTGTGTCCTTTCATTCCTAAGAATTGTAAGACTGCGGTTTTAGCATTAAATATTTGAATTAAATTGTAATTTTCATCATACATTTCAATTCGTTTTCCATTTAATGCTTGATTACCACTTTTACCATACATACCATTTTTTTCGCCAGCGGTTTTACCTTTACTATTTACAGACATTTTCTACTTAGACTCTTCTGTATGTTTTTTACCATACATTCCATTATTAGAACCTTTTGTTTTTTCACTCATTTTTTGTTTAAACTCTTCAGTTCTATAAGGAGAGTTGTCTCTTTCAAATTCTGCCCAATAAGATAAAAATGCTTTAGTTTTTTCACTATGGTATTTTCCATACATTCCATTATTCTTACCACGATTTACTTCACTTAATTTTCGGCACAAAACTTCTTTTTCTTCTGGTGTATATCCTGCGGTAGTGTTTCCTCCACAACCGCCCTCATGAATATTATAAAACAATGGATTTGATGTGGCATTATATAAGGCAATAAATTGTTTTTCTTTTTCACTATTTTCTAAATCATTTTTAGAAACAAATAAAATGGACTTTGTAAAACAGTCTTTTCCATATTTGGCAATTTCTTTTTTCAATTCTTTTCCGCTGCCTAAATATGAATCATCTAATTCTCCATAATGTTTTCCGATATATTTCATACCATTTATATTATTAGTAGTTAAATAAATATAATGTTGTTTCATTTAAACAACCCCCTTTCATATATATTTAACTTTTAGAATTAGACAATGACCTGACTTTGTCCAAGATTTTTAGCACGGTATTCCCAATCTAACCTTTTTTAGGTCATAGGGTCTCTTAGTCAGTTGATTCGCATTTATATAACATAAATCTTATTTCGCTGATACCGTTAGCCTGCGGTTACTCGTCTCGCCGGTCGGATGACCGGGCCGCCGCAGACACCCATTAAGCAATGGTTAATGTTCTTTTTTTACAACTGCCCAATATCAATATTAGACTAGGCAGTTCGGCTCTCTCTTTATTTAAAAATCTCCAATAAGGGAGACCCCAACGAATTGGGTCAAGTTGAGTAATACCAAGCAAATAATTTGAAAGAAAACCGGTCGCAGAACCTCGTCCAGGTCCAACAATTGAACCGCATTCCCAAAACAAATCAATATAATGTTTAAAAGTATTGAAATAAGCGAAAAGACAATCATCAAGTTTTTCTCCAATAAACTTAATTACATCTGCCTCAATTTCAATACGATTAATATATTCTTCATTAAATAAATTTTTATTTATTAATTCTTGTAGACATTCATTAATCCAATATCTTTCTTGAGATTCATCAGATATTAAAAGTGATTTAATAATCGGCCAATTAGTATCTAATTCATCTTTTAATGAATTATTAATACCAAAATAAGATAAAGTTTTAGGATAATCTTTTACTTTTACTTTTGGAATAATTTGTTTTCTTTCAATTGAATAAAATTCAATTTTATTTTTTATTTCATTTGTATTATTTAAAATCCATTCTGAAATATCATCATCTTGATAAGCATATGTTAATAATTCTTTAGCTTCATTATAATCCATTAAACGAGCAAATTCATAAAATGAATCAACTTCTCGTTCTCCACCTTTAGAATTTAAATAAGCTTTATGAACCCATCTATCTTGACTTGTATAATAATGAGCATCAGTTCCTGCGACTAATTTAATTCCAAAAGATTGAGAAATAGAGTATAATTTTTTATTAACCAATACTTGGTCTTTTGTAGTTGCTGGGGCGCATTCTAAATAGAAATCATCACCAAATAATTCAAGACAATAATTAATAAAATCAATTATTTTTGAATAATATACTTTCATTGTTTCCATGTCTTGAACTTCTTCAGCTAAACAAAATTGTAATAAATTTGATGATAATTCTCCACCAAGACAAGCTGTTGTAGCTATTAAATGTCCTTTATATTTATTAACAATAGTTGATAATTCTTTTTTTAAAACTGGAACTCTTTCCATTTTTCTATCAACATATAAATTATACCAAGCTATTGAACTTAATTCTTTTAATGCCATATAACCAATTTTATCTTTGGCAATTAAAATAAAGTGATAATATTTTTGACCACTACTTCTATCATCTGTTAAATAAATTTCATTACCAAGTGCAATTGTAAAATCTGGATTTGTCTCTCTCAATTTCTTAGCATATTGATTTACTTCCATGTGCGCAGATAAACATTCATGGTCTGTAATTGCTATACCGTTTAAACCCAATTCAATTGCTTTATCAATTAAATCTTTAGGTCTATTTATACAATCAAGTAAGCGAATATTTGAATACATTGTATGATTATGACAATTAAAATAACTGTTCATATATATTCACTCTCCATTTTTATTTTTTCATATAAATATTATACCATATTTTATATGAAAAATCAAGTTGTATATTCTTGAAGTACAGAAGCTAATGTACGCCTAAAATCTTCATTTCTTTGAACTCGTAATTTTAAATCATCCATTTCAGCTTTTTCTTTATCTAATTGTTTTGCCATAGCTAATAATGAATGAGCGGCTGCTTCTAAATCGCGAGCAGCTTGTGTTAAGTTTTTTGAAGTTTCGTTTTCATCCATAGATTAACTACTCCTTATTAATACTAATTTATCTTTAGCTCTTGTGATTGCTGTATATAACCATTTTTGATGTTCTTCTTTATTGAATGGAAATTTTTTTTTAAATACTAAAACTTTATTCCATTCACTACCTTGTGCTTTATGACAGGTAATAGCATAAGCATATGCAAAATCATATGGTGGCTCTAAATCACAATTTTTATTTTTTTTCATTTTATATATTTCAATTGGAGTTAATGTTGAAGTATTATTAACTAAATAATTATAATCAATTGGAATATTCATAAAAGTATCATCTTCAAAATCCATATGAGTCATCATATATTCAATTGGTGCCGTTCTAATATATCTAAATGTATATTTATTTTGTTTAAAAAAAGAATCTATTGTTCCAATAGAGCCATTTGTGAGTGGCCAATTTCCATTAGCAGAATAGAATTCCCAATGATTAGATAGACTGATAATCTTATCTCCGACACATGGCTCTGGGCCATATCCCTTTTTTTCTCTAATAAAATTATTTATGTAATTTCTTGTATCATTAGTGGCGCAAAGAATTTGGTCTGCCCAATCATACATTCCAGTACAAATTTCGTTTTTAGAAAATAATTTTACTTGTTCTCCTAATGCTTGAAAGCTACTTAAAGGCTTACCCTCTCTTACATGCATTGATAGTCTAATAATTTCACTATCTTGCGCTTGCCGCATAATTTCATCAAGAAAAATATGCGGATTATCTAATACATGATTATTGTCTTCTGGATTTACAGGTGGTAACTGGCCGGGGTCGCCGCAAGCTAATACATATATTTTATGACTTAATAACAAATCCCACATAGGCTTAGGTAACATAGATACTTCATCAACAACAATTACTTTATAAGCATCTTCTAAGTTTTTCCGTGGTTCATGAATAAACTTTCCACTTGGTAATTGTTTAGAATAATAAAGTAATTTATGCGCAGTAGTAGCATTATAGCATCCTTTTTGTTTAAGAACAGTAGCTGCTTTACCAGTAAAAGCTATATAACAAACTTCAGTTACTGGGTCTACTGGTAAAGCTGAAATAATATATTTAATTAAAGTACTTTTACCACTACCAGCATATCCTGAAATTATAGTATATGGTTCTTTATCAAAATATCTTTTAATAGAAATAGTTAAACCTTCTGTTTGTTTATTTGTTAATATCATTTTTAATCCTCTTTATTATTTACATGAGCATGTACTAATTGTTCTAAACAATTATAAAAGTGCATTTTTTGAGTTTCTGCTTGATTATGTTCTTGTTCATAATCATGACTACGCTCTGCTTTTAATCTAGCAACTTCGTCACAGAGAATAGCATATCTAAAATAAATGCTATCAAAACCAAAATCTAATCTATCTTTATATAAATTTTCTAATGCTTTTTCCTCTATTGTAATCATAAGTTAAACTCCTTTATAAAATTTTCGTACCATTTATCAATTTGCTCAAAAATTTCTAAATCACTTTTTTCTTTTGGTTTCTCGGTCTCAGCTTCCAACACCGGCCGGAGCAATTTTTCCTCCATTAAATAGACAGTATTCATTATATGGTCATATGTAAGCAATTTATTTTCAGTATCATTAATCCTAGCATCTAAATTTCTCACCTAATCTTCTATTGTGTCTATACGACCGTAACGACCAAGTGCTTTAACTATATCTGTAACTTCATATAATGAAATTCTATATTTATCTTCAAATTGATTTTCAAACCATGTGAAATTATCTTCACCAAGCTTTATTTGAGTTTGTATCATAAATATATTTACCCCTCACTTATTATTATTTCTATATATATTATATCATATTTTTTTATAAAAATCAAAAAGGGAAGATTTTATTCTTCCCTTACAAAATATTCATATGCTTTTAAAGCATTTGTTTTTCTTACAGAATAATAAGCAGAATTGCAACGTTCATAACTTTTAGCAAAAGCTAGTGCTACTTCTTGAGCATCTTGTAATGCTAAAAACTTTTCATATGAAAAATCTTTTTGATAAGCGCGCCCAAAAGTATTAATTTCATATTCAATAGTATCTCTTAAAAAATCACATTGCTCTTGTAAACTTCCACCCACAATAGAACTATAATATGTGGTATTCCATTGGCACATTCCATAATGAACTTTGCCACCATATAGCCAATATTGAATATCTAAAGTATTACCTCCAACTTCAGCCATTATATTTCCTAAAATACCAGCAATTACATAATTATTATATCCTAAATTTTTTAAATATAACCAAATTTCTGTTGCTACTGGATAATCTGTTTTTCTTTCTAACCAGAAATTATAATCATTTGTATATTTAGTATATAATTCATGTGCTTCTTCCCATTCTCTTTTGGCTAATTGAATAATTAAATGATTATCTTCATATCTAAGAGCCCGAGCCATTTCTGCCATTTGATGAGCAATTTCTTTTTTATCCTGATAGTAAGAAATTTTTGTTGTTAAAATTTCTAAATCATCGGTTTCAATATATTCATGTGGAATAGTTTTTTCTGTTGAATATACTGGTTCACATTCTTCAGCCGGTACATCAGCTACACAAGTTGAAACTGGTGATAATATAATTGGTTCATCAGCTTTAATTAAAGTAGTATTTGGATTTATGTGAAAGAAAATAGATAAAGTTAAAGTGAATACAATAATATATTTTTTCATAATTTTTCTCCTAATATTTCTATTAGGTCTATCGTGTTTTAAAAATAGTATGTTTGTTTTCCTGTAATTTCGTAATCTTCTATAATAATTTGCGGACTTACAATACCATTCCAAATATTTCGCTCGCATTTGCCAACGATATTAATTGTTACACAACCTAAATTAGAATATAAAGATTCATATTCTTCTTTAGACGACCTGAATTTAATTAAACTCATCCCATTTGGAAGTGTAATCTTTAGAGTAGGATTTTTATCTTCAGACATTAACTTTAAATTTTCATTATTAATTTTAATATTTTCAATCGCAATTAATGGTTCTTCTACTCCTTGACCCCAAATTGTTTTTAAGTTGGCTAATTCTAAAACATCATTAACATTCATGTCATTATGATTAAAAATATAATCAACTTTATAACTAGGGATAAACTCAAAATCCTTTAAATTATCATTAGCATATTCAATAAACTTATCAATTCTATCATTTGTAAAAGCGCATCCAAAGGCTTGAGCATGACCTTCCGCAAATTCGTCAAGATGGCTTGATATAATAAATTCTCTAAAATTATCAAATTTAGAATTACTTAAACCTCTACCAGAACCTTCCCAAGAATTATCATCTTGTTCATTTAAAAGTAATACTGGCTTTTGATATTTAGACATTAATTGATTTGCGATTAAGCCTGTTAAATTCTTATCAATAGAATATTTTTTTGGTAATTGAATTACTAAAATTTTATTTTTTAAAAGATTTTGTTCTTGAATGAGATTTTCAATTATTTCCAAGCTCGTGTCTCTTGCTTTAGTTTGTCTATTTTTAATATTAGAGCAATTACGACAAGCTTGTTCTACCCTTGTCTCTGTTTGACCTTGACATCCACGCTTAGTTGAAGAAATCATTTTATAACCTAAATGGTCTAACATAGATTCAAATAGAATTAGCTTTTCATTTTGCGTGCCAACCCGAATGGTTGCGTTGACATAAGGAGCAATATAAAAAGCTATACCGAATGGTGTTAACTCACCTTTTAATGAAAAGGCTTGTTTATCTACCATTCCTTTAAAAAATGGATTACGAACTTGTTTAATACCACATCTAATTAAATGTGTAGTTTCAAAATCTCGTAAATCCATCATATCTGCTACCATACCAAGAGCAACTAAATCAAGAAATTGATTAGCATAATCTACATCTAAAAGTTCATCAATATATGAACAAAATTTATAAACCATACCAACACCAGACAGTGATTTTGTAGGATAATCACATAGTTGATTATTAATTACGCAGGCATCTTCACATTCATATTCAGCTTCATGATGGTCAATAACTAATACATCTATATTTTTAGATTTTAATTCTTTACATTCATCATAGCTATTGGAACTAGAATCTGGAGCAATAACTAATTTAATGTTATTAGTAATAGTTTCTGGAATTATACCATGCTGTTTTCCAGTATGTAATCTATAGTAGATATGATTTGACACAAAAGATGGAAATAAACAATTTAAATAGTTTATAAGAGCGGCAGCGCTTGTGAAGCCATCAGCATCACTATCTACTTGAATCATTATATCATCATTTTGTGCTATATGTTTAATAAGCATTTTAGCTCCATTATTAATATTTTTAATTAAAGAAGGAGATAAAATGTCATTATCAGTTGTATTGAGGTAATGCTATACCTCTGCCAGAGGAATTCCTCTATTTGTTAATACTCTCTATACCGCAGTTAATTTTATTTTTTGTGGAATAGATGAATCTATAAGCTTATATTCCATATTTATCACTCCTATTTTAATAGAAATTATAAGCAGTAAAAGGAGGAGCGCTTGTACTAGGTCTAATGATATTATGTCTTATTTCTACTGGAATATTATTATCTATATAAGATATATTACATTTAACGCCACGACTTAATTCAGTAGCTTTTTTTACCATCCAGTAATCGCCATTAGTAAAATGTACTTCATATTTATATTTATTACATTGTACATCTTCAATAATATTTTCACCATAATATCGTACATAACTGTCTATAATTTCAGTTAATTTATTACAAGCATATTCAAATGTATTTCCCCAAACTATACCTTTCATAAAATTATTCTCTCCTTAAACAATTGTAAAAATTTATCCATTCCTTCATCTATTGGACTTGCTTTATAATTAGTTATCATATTTTTATCAAAAATAAATGAAATATTTACAAAATTCTTATATTTAGAATATAATTGTAATAAATTCTTTTTTAAGTGTTTAAATTCATCATCGCCTATTTGTTGAAATTGTCTGTCAAAAGCAACAATAATTTCTTGCACTCCCATTTCTATTAATAATTGAATTTGATAAGATGAAATACTACTACCACAACAAGAAACACTAATATCATTTTCTTCACCGAAATAAGAACGATATAAAAGATTAGATTTTTCGCCTTCAAACACAATAGCTTTTTTCATAATTTTAATATTATCTTTACTGTGATTTAAATTGTATAAATTCATTCCAAGAGGATGATTATATAACTGTTTATTAACTTTAATTGGCCTATATTTTCCATATCGTTCAGCATCATCGGCGCAAAGTGTGCGGCCGCGCAGCCCCACGAATCTATTATCTTTATCAAAATGAGGAATCGTGATTTGGTCGCCTCCTGGATAATAACCAATACGAGCATTTTTCATTGTCTCTAAACTAATTCCTTCTTTAATCCAAGGACTAATTATTACATTATAATTAAATCTATCAAGAATATTATTATCATATTCTTTTAAAATAATATTATTAGTTTTTAATTCAATTTCTTGAATTCGTTCATAATTAGAAAAATATTTCCAATCTTCTAAATCAGATTGATTATCTTCTTCTATAGAACCAGAAATACCAAATTTTTGAGCAATCCAACGAATAGCATCATTTAAATCAAATACTTGATTATGTTGAATTTTCATAATTTTTATAACTAATTCAAAAATATCAAAATAAGCATCACAACCAGTATAACATTTAAATAAATTACTATTTTCATAATAATATAATTTTCTACTTCCTTCTCCGGGGTAATTATGGCAAATGGTGGAGGATAAAATGCCAAAATTTGAATATTCTGGTTCTCCTCCCCATTCTTGTAATAAATCATATATATTATGAATTGTTAAATTATCTCTAATTTCATTCTTATCAAATACTATCATTAAAAAGTTAATACGCGGGTAACAGGTCTAAGAAGACCATATTGCTCATTGACTACCTTACAAAGATATTCATTAGGACGCATTTTCTTATCAAGCCCATCACGACTTCTTAAAAGTTCCTTAGCTAATTCTTCAGGCATCTTATACTCAAAATAAGCATTCTTGTTTTCCATAATTATTACCTCTCTTATTCATTATATTCAAAAGCTGATTCTTCATCTAATTTAATTTTGATATCTTTCATATCTATTAATTCATAATCATATGAAGTACAAAACATAGGTTGAATTCTACAACAACCCAAATCTGCTTTACACCATAAATAAACACCTTTATAACGTCCTCGTCTATTTTTATAAACAGACAATTTAATTGTGGGTTTATCAAAAACATTAGTTGCTAAAATTGTTTCTAAAGCTTGAATATCTTCTTCTTTTACATTTAATAAAATCGCACCCACGTCAATTTTATCGGCA